GCTGAAGCTTATGACAAGAAAGTGTTCCGCACCATTGCACTTGCTGCACGCGAAGCACATCCTGTGACTGCTGCTCCTGGTCCTGAGCCTGGTGGTTCTATCATCAATCTTGGTTCTGGTAATCAGTACAACGCTCAGTCCCTGGTTGACGCCTTCTTCGAGGCTGCATCTATTCTCGATGAGAAGAATGTGCCCCGCGAAGGTCGCTTTGCTGTCCTGTCTCCGCGACAGTACTACGCCCTGATTTCTCAGGTCGACAGCAACATCCTTAACCGCGACTACGGCAACTCTCAGGGCAACCTGAACAGCGGTGAAGGTCTGTATGAGATCGCTGGTATTTCTATCAAGCGTTCTAACAACCTGCCGTTCATGGTGACTGGTACTGGTACTGCTGGTGCTGTTGCTCGTGTTGACGGTGAGAACAATGATTACTCTGGTGACTTCACCAACTCCTGTGGTCTCATCTACATGAAGGATGCCGCTGGTGTTGTCGAAGGCATCGGTCCTTCCGTCCAGACCACTGGCTCTGACGTGAAGACGATGTACCAAGGCGACGTGATTGTCGGACGCCTGGCTATGGGTGTCGGTACTCTGAACCCTGCTTGCGCCATTGAGCTGCAAGCTTCCTGATAGGAGCTTAACCATGTCTATTCGTCCTGGAAATATCGGATCTATTGAGATCGATACTGGTGTAGGTACGACTGTGTCGGAAACCTATAACCCTCAAACCAAGCTTGAGTATGGACGTGGTGGCAGTGTGGGTGTTGCTTATGGCGGCACCTACGTTGCAGCTACTACTCAATCTGATCCTGAACCCTTGCCCCTGCAATAATTATGGCTAATCCTACTACTGCTGTTGGTGATAACGGTGTAGCAAGTGCAACTACCCCTGGCGATCTGCCTCTGGCAACCGTCACTGGTTCTCTTGCTGGCAGTGATTTCTCTGCTACTGAGACCACTGCTATCCGTCACTCTGTAGCTAGAACTCAGAAAGGCTTCGGCTCTGCTGTTGCTGCTTCTGAAGTTTATAGCGAAACTCAAGATATGCGTTTTGCATATCATCAAGTCGAAGCTGACAGCCCTGCTGTTACTCGCACCTGATTCAAAGGGGACCTTTTGGGGTCCCTTTTTTTTATTCTTTTATGAGATATAATCAATGACAAGTTCATGGAGAAATCCGCCGTCTACTCCTTCAACAGAGCAATTGGCGGCTGTTAATGAGCTGCTCCAATCTATTGGTCAGGCTCCTGTCACTACCCTTGACACATCAAACCCGGACGTTTCGATTGCATGGAATACACTGGTGTCAACCTCTAGAGATGTTCAAGCTGAAGGTTGGACTTTTAATACTGAGAATCACGTAACTCTTTCAAGATCTTCTGATACTGCTACAGAGAATTGGATTCTTATTGCTGACAATGAACTGCAAGTTGATTTGGATCGTCATGATTTAATTAATCTTGGTCATCATGGTGTGATTCGTTCTAATGCTACTACCCGATTCCTTTATGATAAAGCTAATCATACTAATGAATGGGATTATAATCCTGTAGCAACTAAGATCTTCTACTTTGATTGGGAAACTGTACCTATTCCTATCCAAAGTTATATCATTGCTAGGGCTTCTAAGATATGTAGCTCACGCATTACTGGTGATACAAGTCAATATCAAATGCTGAAAGAACGGGAAGACTACTGTCGTACCCAGGCTTTAGAGTATGAGACACGTCAAGGTGACTATTCTTACTTTGGTGTTGATGCTGAAAACAATGCATATCAATCCTATATCCCTGCCCAATCTTTGGTGAGGTGGTAATGGCTGCTGTTACTCAAACAATTGACGATTATGTGAAAGGTGTATCACGTCAGCCTGATAAAGAGAAGCCTTCTGGATACGTTAAAGATGCAAGGAACTGTTATCCAGACATTACGTTTGGCATGACTAAACGTCCTGGATCTATATTCACTGTTGACTTAGGCGATTCCAGTGACTTAGATGATGCATATTGGTTTATGTATCGTTTTAATGATAAGGAAGAAATGTATATCGGCTGTATCTTTGAGGATGGCAGTGATTATGACATGAAGCTTATCAACATTGAAACTGGTGTTACTGCAACTATTACTGGTGCAGAAGGTAGTGATTACCTCGATCCTGACACAGCGGGTAACGATGCATACCGTGTGATTCAGAAGCATAACGATCTATACATTCTGAATAAAACCATTGACACTGCAATGGACAGCACTGAAGCACCTGGTTCAATAGCTGGTGCAGTTAATACTATTGCAGAGTTGCCTACAGCAGATACATTGTCTGATAATGATATCTATGAAATCAGAGGTATTGCAGGTAGTGCAGATGATTATTGGTTGAAGTGGGATGATGAAACTAATACCTGGGAAGAGACTGTCGCTCCTGGTGCTAAGACTACATTAGATGCAGATACGATGCCGCACGTTTTGCAACGTACAGATACCAATGAATTTACCTTTGGTCCTGCTGATTGGAAAACTCGTCAGGTTGGTAAGGAAGGTAACCCATCATTTATTGGTGAGCCTATTTCAAACATGTTCTTCCATAAGAATAGGTTTGGATTTGTCAGCACTGATAATGTGATCATGAGTCAGCCTGTTGATTACCTGAACTTCTTCAGGAACAGTGCATTGACTACATCTGATGCTGATCCTGTTGATTTAACTTGTACCAGTATGCAGGACGTGTACCTGTTTGCTGTACAGCCCATGACACAGGGCTTGGTGCTCTTCAGTACGCGTGAACAGTTCATCATGACAGCTGGTCAGAACGGTGTTCTTTCGCCTTCTACAGCGTCTATTAGGAGCGTCTCAAAGTATGAGATGTATTCAGAGCTTGATCCTATCTTGGTAGATGAAAATATCTACTTTACATCTCAGGCTAATAATTATACCCGTGTTATGTCTATGGCTACACGCGGTGAGAACAACAGTCCTTCATTTGATGATGTTGGTAAGCCTGTTACTACTTGGATTCCTAGCGGTATTAATAGGGGCTTTGGAAGTAACCAGAACTCCTTCATAGCACTATATGATAATACTGCTAATGACTTATATTTCTATCGTACAATCCAACAAGGTTCTAATGTTCAATTACGTAGCTGGTTTAGGTGGGATTTTCCTGGAAAAATCTTAGGGCACTTTATTGAGCAGGATGTTATCTTCCTCGCTATCTCAGCTAATGACAAAGTCCATATGCTGACGATGTTTATTAATCCTAATAACGAAGTACCTATTGTTCAATCACCTAGAGGTCAGGTATATTCAAACCCTGCCTTGGATTATTTACATACACCTACTTCTATCACCTACGACAAGAGTACTAGACTTTCAACAATTACTACTGTAACTACAGATCCAGACAATGATGACTGGAAACCTATTGCCATTGAGTCTTATACAGATGGTGATGCTAATGGTTCATTCTGGGAACTGACAAAAAAGACTGACACTACATTTACTGTTAATGCTGATCTTACTAGTTTTAGCGGTATCTTGTTTGGCTATGCCTATCCAATGGATATCGATCTACCTAAGACGTATTTCCGTCAAGGAGATCAAGCTGACTTTACTGCATCCCTAACTATTTCAAGGATGAAGTTTGCTATGGGTAAGACGGGTGCTGTTGGTTTTGAAGTCAGACCTAGAGGTTCCTCTGATTTTAGTGGAGTTGGTGAGGTTGATATTTCTAACTGGTATCTTTTAGACTCAGCTCCTATCGATGATGAGCGGGTATTTACCCTGCCTATTCATCAACGTAATGACAACTTTGATGTCCGTATTTCTTCTGACTCTCCTTTCCCTGTGTCTCTTTTGAGCATGAGTTGGGAAGGTCAGTATTCACCTAGATACTACCGCCGTTCATGACAACAACAACTCAACGTGAAGTGATTCACAAGAAAACCTCAGCTATGATTAAGAAGGCTGCAGGTACTAATAAAGATGCTTTTGATTATCTTGCTATTATATTTTTCACTACTCGTGTTATTGATGACGTAGTGGATAATGATAAAGAGATCAAGCACGAATCTTATTTCAACTGTATGCAGGAACTTTTTGTCAATCTGCATTTGAATAAGTTCTTCAGAGAAAACTACGATATGCTTGTCTCTCAGCACATCACTATTTGGAATACTTGGCTAGCTGCCAATAAGTATGAAAAAGAAGGTGAGTTAATTGACAAGCTACATTCTAGAACTTGGCGTCTTTATATTGATGAATTACTTCCGTTGGTTGCATACCTTACACAAGGCTTCGACAAAATGAAAGAACTCGACCACGACATTCGTGTGTTTACTGCTTTGTATCACAGAATGGATCCCCCAGATTTCGACCTAAAGGAGGTGCAAGATGTCTGGAAGCACTAATAGAAAGATCAAAGATAATAATAAGCAAGTAAAGAAGCAGTACCAATACGACAAGGCTTATTTCAAGCATCAGAATTATGAGAACCAGCGTGCTTATGATTCTGCTGTTGCGCGTACTGAGTTACGGCAAGCCAATATGGATGCTGCTGCTGACTATCGAGATAAGATAGCAGAGGAGCAATATGATTACCAAAGTGATTTACAGGAATTTCAATTTGGCGAAGAAAAAAAGGCTTATACTCGATCACTTGAAGATTATGATAGCCAAGTTGAGCTGAACTCAATGGCAGGAGCTTTAGCTCAAGAAGCTGAAGACCGTAAACTTGACGAAGCTTTGCTTAGCAGGAACTTTGATCTTGGTGATACTGATCTTGCTTTAGATCGTGCTAAGTCTGATAAGCAGTATGGTGTTCAAGCTAACAATCGTGAGGTTGGTTTCGCTAGGAAAAACCTACGACAAGACAAAAGAGACAATGTAAAAGAGCGTCAGTTCATTAGGTCTATAGCTAAAAAAGAGCTACAGAAAAACACTATCAAGAACAAACAGCTCAACAATGATATTAGATTAATCAAAGCCAAAGCTGGATGGGATACTGAAAAGACTGACAACACCTACAACAAAGCTCAAGCTTCTAACTTCTATGATCGTATTGAGCTTATGGTTAAGAAGGAGAAAAGTGTAGGAAAAGCCCGAGCTATGGGTCGAGAAGGTAACAGTGCTCAAGCTGAGGTTGATAGTGCTCTAGCTGAATACGGCAGGGCTCAGACTGCTTTAGTTGATAGTCTTGTCTTTGCTAAAGATGATAAAGACTTAGCGAAGAGAGAGATTATAGGAACTAGAGACAGCCAAGTTAAAGGTAAAAGACTAGATCAAAAATCCAATAGAATTGATCGTAGTATTATTAGAACTACTAGGGATCGTAATATCCAAAAGACTCGGTATGAAGACAATAAACTTGATCTAGCTTTTGACAAACTAAAAGACAAAGCTGAACGTGATACTGCTAAACTCAAGAAGGACTTTGGGTTTACTAAGAAAGAAATTAGGACTAATCGTGCAAAGATTAGGACTTCCTTCCAGTCAACTAAGCAGCAATATAAAGCTGATACAGCTAAGATCAAACTCGATGAGTTTGCAGCAAATCTGGCTGCACAAGGTCGCATCCTGGCGAAGCCTACAGCACCCCCAGCACTTCCTGTCCCACTTGCTACACCGCGTACAAACCTACCTATGCCTATGGAGCCTATCAAGCCTCCTAAGCCTATTAAAGGTACTCTTGGTAAGACGAGTGTTTGGAATGATTTCGGGGATGGTCTCAATGCAGCGCTTCAGGTTACGTCTTTAGCTACACCCTTCGTCTAAATTATTAAACTAAACAATGGCAGAATTCAGAAGTTCTGCTCGAAGCACGGGATTTAATTCTATCAACTTACCTGATAATGCTCGTCGTATCCAACAGGAAGGCGAGAAAAAGGTACGTGATCTACGGCGTGTTTATGAGCAGAGTATTGAACAAAAGAACCAATTTCTCCAAGACAAGCGAGACAATGATCGGGCAGTAGATACTCAGCTTGATAGTAATGAGAAACTTGATAATAAGTTTCGCACTGAATACAAGCAAGCTCTACGTCGGAATCAGAATGCCAAAATTGAGAAATTAAAGAAGAAGCAGGAAATGGAACGAGATGCTTACGAGCGTCTCGGTGAATTTTCTAAGGGTGCCATGGAGCTTGGTAAAAAGCTTTACGAAGAACGTAAAGAAGAACGTAAAGCCTATGGTCTTGCCCTTGTGATGCAAACGGGTGTCACTGCTGAAGAACTTGCTGAACTTCAAAACAAAGAATTTGATCTTGAAGTTGAAGGTGCTGCTAACAATCGTACGGTTCAACGTCTGATTGATCGTGGTGCTAGTGCTGAAGAGATCAAAAGGATTCGAGATCTAAATGGTTGGGCTTTGTATGGTGCTCAGAAGGCACTGGCAATGACGACCAAGGAGTCCTGGTACGCCTACACCAACAACCCTGATCGTCGTAATGAGTTGTTTGAAGTAAATGGTGAAAAGTATTCTCTAAAGCAAGCAGAAGAAGCTGGTCTGAGTTCAGTCCGTGCCAATATCCTAGGTCAGATGAAGGCTAACTTCCTTCGTAATTATGCTGACTATGATATTACGTTTGCTGAGAAGTACATGTTCCCTGGTATGCGTGAGGTTGATTCAATTAATCAGGCTGCATACTCAACGCAACTAAAAGAGAAAACAACCAAGGATGAAAATGAGGCTTTTAAGAACGATCTTCAGACTTTAATCTTTGATAATACGAGTGACAGTACAGGTTTCCAAACCATGAGCCGTATGGCTGATGCTGAAGGCGGTCCTAATGCTGGATCCTATAGACGTAAGTTTATGGATAATGTGATTAAGCTTGCCGAATCTGGTAATATAGATCTTAATCAACTATATAAACTTAAGGATCAAGAGATCATTATCAATGGTAAGAAGACTACTTTTGGAGAGCAGTATCTTAGGTCGCCCAACGAAACCAAACGTGCATATGAAATCGCTGAGCGGATTCTTAAATCTAAAGAACGTGCTGAACGTGATGCAGCAGAGGGTGACAGACGTGCTTATCTCCAACAGATTGAGCGTGACTTCCTTGATGTAAATCGTAAGCGTAAAGGTAAACCTTACTCTCTCATGGAGATCCAAGCAGTTCTCAATGATTGGAGTACTAAGACCCAAGGTGCACCTATACCTGAGACTATCAAGAAAATCCTATCTGGCATCCCTGTTGGTGGTGGTGAAATTGTCGAAAGGCAAGCTGCTTTAGGTGATCTAAATATCAAAAACATCAATGAATTAGAGGATAAATACCCTAATCTTGATGCAGACACCAAGGAGATTGTCCTACGTAATAACGGGATGAATAAGGATGGTGCCCCTCTTGGTTTCAAGTTATCTGATTACACAGATATGCTTGAGGATAAACTGATTGGTGCAATTGGTGGTTTCAGTTTAGACAATAAAGCTAATGCTGTTAAGGCTCAAATGGCAATGCTTGTCGTTGGTCCTAAGTTTCAAAAAGAGCTTCAGAATAGAATTGCTGAAGAACGAGCAAAGACAAACGGTAAGAACGCTCAAGACGTTGCTCAGGAAGTCTTATCAAAATATATCAAACAGATTGAAGACGATAACAAATCTGGTGCCGACGGTTTTTATACCGTTGAAAATCCTGGTGCTAACGCTCAATTTAAAAACATCAAAAATTTAAATACATCTTATGAAAGTGAAGTTGGGACTGTTGTTCAGTCTTTTAATGATAACCCTAACATCTTCTTCGATGGGAAAGCTCTAGGCGAGCCGAGTTCTCCACTAGTCAAAGATCTCTTGGCTATTGAACAATTTGGTGAGCCTCCCTCTTGGTTGCTTAGTTTGTCTCAGCAAGTCAATAAGCCTTGGAAGAGTATCTATAATGCTCAGGCTACTTTTTATGGTTTTGAACCGCTCGCCCTTACTAGATCTGAGGCAGCACAAGAACTCATCTCTCCTGACATCCAAGCATATCTTGGTCGTAATGCTAGCCCTATCACCATCCAACAATCGACTAGCCAACAGCAACGTCAAAATGGTGTCACTGGTCTAGAAGTCTATCGACCTGTACTTAACCTGATTGCCTCCGAAGAATCTGCCAATGATATAGAAAACGGTGGTTATGACGCTATGAATCTCGGTGGTACAAATAATGGGTTTACACCTATTCATCCTACTACTGGGCTTAAACACTTCAAGATGCCACTGATGAACTACTCTCTTGGAGAGATTATTGAGATGGGTAGACGTGGAGAGATCCATGCTGCGGGCAGGTATCAATTTATTCCTGTTGCTTTTCAGGATATGTTGGAACGTAATTGGATGCCACCTGGTGTCACCCTTGATTCCCCCTTCGATCAAAACACCCAAGACCTATTGGCTATCGCCTACTTCCGTAGATCTATCCAAGATTTTAGGGCTTCAGGTATAGACATTATTACTGGTCTTGGTCAACGTTGGATTGGTCTGAATAAATTACCCCGACACGAGATCGATAAAGTTATTAAAAAAATGCAGAATGATCCACGTTATCAATCACCTGGCTTCCAAGGATATGAAGTCGACCCTGAGTTTGAAGCTGCTCGCCAGAGTCAATACGGAGGTTCTCGATGATTGATCCTAATGAAAATGAACTGGTCCCAACAGATGCTGAACAGACCAGAGAAGAAGTAATGAACGCTATGCGTGAGGACTACACAAAGCCTGACGTAGACGTTTATGAAGAACGTGAAAAAGAAAGGGAAGCTCTTGCTACTGAAGTTCAACAAAACCAAAACGAAGACGGTAGCCTTAAATCAGATTGGGAACGCAAGGATGCTAAGGACTTCGGTGTTAAAGAAAACATTGAGGAAGCAGTTGGTGCTGTCGGTACTGGTCTGCAGAATGTATGGAACAACACCGTAGATCTTGGTAAATACCTTGATCCCAAATACTACGCTGCACAGCAGGGTGAACCTGAAGAGTATGAGTTTGCTTCTGATTGGAAGTTTCAAGGACAGGTAATGCCTAAGACACGTTGGGGTCAGCTCCTCCGTGACGTAACCGACTTTGGTGTCGGTATGTTTGGTGTCGGTAAGATCGGCATGGGTATCAAAGGTATCCGTGGTTTGATGCTTGCTGGTAAGACTGTCGATAAAGCTGGCAAGATTTCTAATGTTGCTGGTAAAGCAGCCTTGGCTAAACGCCTTGGTGTTGATGCAGCGACAGGTGCTGTTGTTGATGTCTGGGATACCAGCATGAACTCCAGTGAAGCAATCACTGAAGACTTCATCAAATCTAATCCTGTCCTTGCTGAGAACATCTTTGGTCTAGAAGATGGTCGGGACCTCACACCCGCTCAGAGGGCTGGTCTCAACATGTTTGAGGGTATGGCTCTGGGAGGTGCCTTTGGCGTCCTTCTAGAGGGTGCTGGAGGTCTCTACCGTAAGTTTAAGACTATCCCTAATAACAAGGTTACTAAACCTACTAAGGAAATCTCTGACAGTTTGTCTAAGGTTGACTCGGTTATCAAGGAACAAGAGGTCACTGACTACCAACGGAAGACCAATCGTGTTGAACGTCTTGCTCGTAACAAGTACGAAGCTGATACCTTCAAGGCACTGAAGAAGTCTGGAGCTTTACCTGAAGACTTCACCATGGACCAATACCGTGCCCTTAAGACACTTCCTAATGAAAAGGTTCGTTGGGAACAGCTTGAGGAATTGGATCGCTATGCCCTCATGGAGAACATGGCTAAGTCCAAGAATGTTGATTGGGGTGACATGCGTGACTACAGTCGCTTCAGTACTAAGCAAGGTCAGCAAGTAATTGATATTGGTGCTGAACAGCTGGAGCTTGATCTCAATGCTGGTACTCCACGTCCTGGTGCTTATTACGCAGCAGACAAGACTGAGTATCAAAACATGCCATTGTCTAGTGGTGATCCCGATACCATGAAGAGTGTCAGGGATACTATTGAGATTCGTACTCAACTCGGTAGTCGTCGTGGTTCACCTCGTGGTGTGCTGACTACTCAACAACAGAAACGTATGGCAACTGCTTCTGGTGGAGCGTTGACAATGCGTGAGATTGAAACACTTGGTAAGCAACTTACTGAGAATGTTGACTTTGAGCAGCTGTATAAAGGCAAAGCAAAGGATGAAATTGTTGAAGACCTAGTGAAGATGTCCGATGAGTTGGCTGAATTCTTAGGTCCACAAGGTCGGATTACTGACTTCACCAGTCAAGATCTCATGGATTTTATCTACGCCGTTGATGATGGGGCTGCTGATTTCTATCTGGCTAACCCTGAGAAAGGCTTCCAAGGTATCCGTGGTTTGACTGTTGGTCAGCTTCAGATGAGTGATGTTGTCCTTACTCAGATGATGAAAGAGATGCGTGACATTTCCCGTGGCTCTCTGAGTCTCGATGGTATTGTCGATAGCCGTATCCCTGGTGGTATGGGTGACGAATTGTTTGACAAGTTTAAAGCAGTTCAAAACTACCGTATGCGTACAACCTCTTATATCTCTAATAGGTTGCGTGCTATGAAATCAGGTGAAAAGGTTGGCAAGAAGGCTGCTGAAGAGTTGGCTAACGAAGCCTCTCGTAAAGCTGAAGAGCTTGCTAACTTGGCAATTGATGTCATCCGCCAAGACGAGACTGGTGGTCTCTTTGACGCTTTCCGATACTTCACGGCTGCTTCTAACGGCAGCAAGCTGACCATGAATGACATGGCTGACTTCTTTGCTAAGAAGTTCAATGGCGGTCAGATTGGCAATAAGCGTGAGCGCAACAAGATCGTCAACGAACTGATGACAATGGGTATCAACTCAATGTTGTCTGGTCCGAAGACTCCTGTCCGAGGAATTATTGGTACTGGTATCAATTCCTTTGCACGACCTGCAACTACGATCGTTGGCACCGTTGTTGGTGCTGGTGATCGTCGTACTCGTATGGCTGCCTGGGCTGAACTTGGTGGCATGATTGATGGTATGGGTGAAGCTTGGCAGAAAGCTGTCGCTGATTACAAGACATTTTTTGATCGTGGCGGTAACCTCCGTGACTACACCAGAAACATTGGTGTCGATGAATTTGATGCTATGCACGGTTGGTATCAAGCCAAGGGTACAAATGGAGAGAAGATTCTCTTCAATAATTATAGATGGATGCGTTCCTTGAACCGTAACCCGTTGCTTGCTATGGGACCTCGACTGCTTCAAGCTACTGATACTTTCTTTGGTCAGCTTATCTATCGTGGTACTAAACGAGCTGAAGCTTTCCGTGAAGTCTTTGATCGTACCCTCGAAGCTGGTGGTGCGATTGGTGATCGTGAAATGAAGATGGCTATCCGTGAGGCTGAGAAACGCTTTAACAAAAAGGTGTGGAAAGCAAACGGTCAGCTCTCTGATGATTACGCTAACTTCAAGTGGAAAGAAGCTGCATTGACTGGTGAGATGCCAGCTTGGGCTGAGAAAGTCAATCAAGCAACCGAAATGATGCCTGCTATCAAACCATTCGTTGGTTTGTTTATGCGTACTGGTGTCAATGCACTGTCGTTGATGACCAAATATACGCCTGGTTTGAATCGCACCTTGCAAGAGGTTCGCGACATCATGACTCTCCCAGCTGGTCACAAGGATCTTGTACGCTACGGTATTACTTCAGCTGATCAATTAGCTGATGCTAGGGCTGTACTTAAAGGTCGTGAAGCTATTGGCTTTGGAGCTATCACTATGGCTTCGACGTTGTGGCTTAGCGGTAACCTTTCTGGCAATGGTCCACCAGACATCAAGATGCGTAAATCTTGGGAAGAACAATTTGGCTGGCAACCACGATCCATCAAAATTGGTAATAAGTGGGTTAGCTACGAATCCCTAGAACCTTTTAACTCACTGCTTGCTTTTGTGGCTGATGTCGGTGATGTCAGTGGTCCTATGGGAGAACAATGGGCAGAGGATCGTCTAGCGCAAGCTGCATACCTTATGTCAGCTAACGTCGCTAATAAAACGTTCCTGCAAGGTTTGATGAACCTGATGGATCTTCTCACTGGTAAAGGTCAATCACCTGAAGCTATTGCAGCAAACCTTGTTAATAACCAAGTTCCTCTGTCTTCTATGAGGAACGAGATCGGCAAGGTGCTGAGTCCTGGTATGCGTGAACTTGAGCAAACCTTTGGTGAAACTATCAAGAACCGCAACCTGTGGACTGAGATGTTCCCTGGTGATGATGGTGATTTACCTAAGCGCACTGACATCTTTACTGGCAAACCCTTGAGGGATTGGGATCCCATAACTCGTATGTTGAATGCTATTTTGCCTTTCAACATTAATACTACTGGTACTCAGACACAGGATCTGCTTATGCGTTCTGGTGTCAATCTGCACCAAGTGTTTACCACCGCTCCTGGTGGCTTGGATCTAAAACAACACCCTAAGATTATCTCTGATTTCCAATTCCTTATGAGTCAGGAAGGTCTAGAGGAGAAGTTTACTAAGCTATTCCAAAGACCTGAAATCATGAACTCTATCATTAAGATGGAAGATGATCATGCTAATAACCGTTTGGATTCTCCGAACGCTACTCTGCATGGTGACGAGATTCGTCGTGTCTTTAATGCGGCTAAGACGAATGCCTGGTTAAGACTTAAGCAAGATAATCCTGACATTGCTAACCTTGAGCAAATTGAAGAACTCAAGAAACTTGAACAGAAAGCACGCCGTTCAGGACGCTCTGAAACTGCTGCAGAGCTTGACGATGCTCAAAAAATCTTAGAAATTAAGAAGTAATGACTTGCAACCCAACAGTTCAATACAATGATTTTACGGGTGATGGTGTACAAACTGATTACACCTTCACCTTCCAATACATAAATACTGATGATGTGAAAGTACGATTTGGAGAATATCCAGATTATACTTATCCCGATACAACTGAATACACTGTTAGCGAAGCAAATCCTACTGTTATTTCCTTTACAACGGCACCTACTGGACCGTTTAGAGTTTATCGCTGTACGTATGACGAAGCTTTGGAAGCAACCTTCCAGGCTGGTTCTGCTATCCGTGCTGCAGACTTGAATGCCAATTTTGAACAAGCTTTGTTTATTGTTCAAGATGCAAACATTCGATCTGAAGCAGCACAAGATACTAGTGACACTGCATATGAAACTGCTAACCAAGCCCTAGAAACAGCTAACGAAGCACTTGAAACTGCTGAGGAAGCAAAAGAGATTGCTCAAAATGCATCAGATAAAGTTGATGGGATTGTCGATACCATTCGAGATCAAATTAACTATATTCCTGTCCCTAACGTTGCTGCTATTCCATCTAGTCCTGAAGCTAATGACGGTGTACAGGTTCAAGACTCTACGGGTATTGAATCTTTCACTCCATTGACTGGACTACCTGTTGGCTTTGTAGGTGATCCTGGTTTGTCTTCCAGGATTCTCTATAACGGCACTACTTGGGAATATGTAGCGACTCTGATCCTTGATCCTGATGGTCGTTATGCAAACGTTACTGGTGACAACTTCACTGGTAACGTAACCAAACTAGGTAACACTATTCCTAGTGTTGTCCTTGGTTCTACAGAACCTTCTGCACCTGTTACTGGTGATTATTGGGCAGACACTACTGAATCAACAGAAGAGCCTAGTCTCAAGATGTACAACGGTACAACTTGGGTTCCTGTTGGTGGTGG